ATGACTAGAAGCGAATATGACAAATTAAAATCGAAGCTTCCTAAAAAATACCGGTTGATCCTCTGGAAAAGACTTGACAAGTACAGCCTGTCGGCAATAAGCAGTGTGCTCAGGGGAGATTATATAAACAACGAGATCATCGATGCCGCAATACAACTGGCAGAAGAGTACCAGAACGAGCTTCAGGAACATTCAAAAAAAATTGAACAGTTATGAGACCCGTTAATCTGCCTGCCGGACTTGAAGATAAGGGCATGGAGATATATATCCATCGCGGGGAACTACGGGTCATTTACGACAGTCAGATAATTTCGTTCGACCATCTTCCGGAAAGCATCCGGGATATATTCAGCCAGCATATGATAGCCAATAAGGCGGCGCTAAAGAGTCTAAAAACTGACTTCGGATTGTCGGACGCCAACGATATGCTGATGCAGTACATTAAGTGCAATTTTGGCAACTTCGACGGACAGCCTGATATGAACGAGGACGGGGTGACGATATCCGAATGTTGGGATTGTGGCCAGAGAGGAACCTGCCCCGGAGAGGGAAAAGTTTGCAGTAGGATAGCCGGTCCGAACGGGATGCTCACCAAGCGAGAAACAGAGATCCTTTTCCTGCTGATCGAAGGCAAGTTCGATAAAGAGATCGCTGCAAATTTTGAGGTTACCCTCCCTACAATTGAAACTCAGCTCAAATACATACGCGAAAAACTCGGATGCAATAACCGTATCGAGGTGATGAATTTCGCAATCCGCCGTAAACTCATATTAATCTGACTTCCACATTAATCCAGATATGGCACAATTCGCAGCAGAAACAAGAAAGTGGCTCTTGACAGTGATCAGGCAGAGAAAGCGCCTGATGCATTATAACCGAAGCTACAAACCGGAGGCAAACGTAAGAATGGCTCTCGACACACTGAACCTGATGCTGCTTACCTACCAGTATGAAAACGACCTGCACATGGCTATGTTTTTCAGGCAGCAGCTTGGCAACATTGCCATGATACTCCCGGGAGCGGGATCGACTCTCCGCGAAAAACGAGAGAGGGAATTAGAATACTTTAAAAAGAGGGCGCTCCTGATTTCTGACGCTCGGGCGGCTTTAAGGACCATAGAACAAAACACTCAGTTATGATGCTTACAGATGAAGAAACGAGAGTTCTTAACAGGATCCTCATCTTTTCAATCATACTTGGACTTGTTTTTTTAATCGCAGTAATACTTATGATTTATGGTTATTGAAGGAAAGAAAAACCTGACACTGGTTAAAAAAGGGTTGCTCTCGTACATGCAAGATTGTACGATGGTAATAAAGAGATCTCCTAATAAAGAGGTCACGGCAATCTGGGAGCGGGAGCTTGACGGAGTAAACGAGATTCTCGGAGCTGTAGAAATGAATCTTAGCAGGCTTAAAGCACAGGAAAAAAATTAGTGCCCCAACTGATCCGGGCTAATGTCAGGGGGTTGACAGTAGTAACCCGGATCAGCGGGCTTCACCAATAATATGAGAGTATGGAAACAAATGATTTTACAGTTAAGGTCGCGAAGTATTCTTTTTGCTGCCCCTTATGCGGAAAGCTTGTTAAGCCAGGCGATAACTACATCGAGGATAATGGCGTCGCTTCCTGCATGTGCCGTATGCCAGCGCAAACCATTCCGGTAGAGGCTTCATCCGACTTTGAAAAGGCGCTCCGCATAGCTACCAGGAAGAACCTTAAACTAAGGCTCGAGATCGAGATCCTGACGATGCATCCTGAAGGAAAAGCAGCCAGGCTTATAAGGCAGAAGTACGAGCGGATCCGCGAAGATATCCGGGTTGAGAGTGAAAAATGTAACGTGGAGGGCTGAGCTATGACCGTCTCGGAAGTCGTAAACAAACTGGCAATGGAGCAGGCCCTTGCTCTCGGCGACCTGGATGCATTGCCTACCTGCAGGAGATACATACAGATGGCTCTCACCATTGGAATAGATCACTTTACCAAGGAAATGGATGAGGTCATTATGATGACCAAACAGGGAGAGGAGTTAAAGAGATTCAGGGGGGTAAAGGCAGCATCGCGTGAGACGGGTATAAGCGCCTCCTATATTGCCTCAGTCACGAACGGGCGAAGACACAGCGCCGGTGGATTCCTTTTTATGAAATCCAAAGACAAAGAACTGATACTGGCCAGGGAAAGCGCATAATTTGAAACTGAAATTTTTATATAACCCTAAGACAATGATAACGCAAACCGAAATTAAAGCGATGTCGGATCATCTTACAGATGCATTGACAAAAGAGGATCTCGGGAGAAGAGATGCAGCAAGACTTCTGAATCTCAATCCATGCTACATAACCATGGGAATGAACCCAAAATTCTGGGATTCCATGAGCAAATTTGCAAAAGACAGGATAAAGGAATGGCATGATAGCAGGGATTCTATTTCAGCATTCCGGATACCCGAGGGAGAGGAAATATGGAAACCTGCAGAGAAAGAGTCTAAAAAGGTAATTGTAGACGGGAACCCAAAACCCTTACCCTCCCTTCCCTCCGATTCGGAAGTTCTCCCCCAGGGAAGAGAGAAATCCGCCGGCAAACCAGAAAAAGCCAAGGGCAAAAAGAAGGTAAGCAAGTGGAGATCTGTGAATATAGATAATACTATTCCAGGTAAAAAGGAGCCTGTAAACGGCTCTGTGTTGGAAGCTGCAGAAGCTCTTCCTCTTCCCATAAAGCAGAGATTCACAATAGATCTGGAAATCAACTTATTTATTAACGGGCAGAAAATTCAACTCTGATTTATGCCATATATCGACCAGAAAGAGATATTCAGCGCAACCCGCGGAGGACTGGATATCATACTGACTTACTATCCCCAGGCACAAGAAACCCTGAAATCCGGCAGGAAAGAATTTAAGATCCGGGAAAATGAGAGGACGGCATCGGCACGTCTCAAACAGCTCTCCGACGGCAACTGGGTTGTTACTGATTTCGGCGACGACAGTACTCCGCGTAACGGTATCCAGATATGCATGAAGGAGGAGGAGATCTCCTGGAGGGAGGCAATAGTAAAGCTCGCCGGAAAGTATGGCATCGGAGGCATTAATCCGGAGGTCAACAAACCCGGATTCGAGAAACGCCCGGCTAAGGAGGATGAGAAGGAAGGGATGATGTTTTTCGATATCAAAGAGGAGATCCCGGAGAGTGACCTCGAGGTACTGGGTCCGATCGTAACTGCAGATGTTTGTTCGAAATATAATGTTCACTCTCTGGTCAGCTTCACTTACATAAAAAATCGCGAAGCACAGATCACCACATCGAACGAGAACTACCCGATCTTCATGGTCGACCACGGGGAATTTAAAAAGATTTACCAGCCTAAAAACCCTGACAAAGCATACCGGTTCCGGTACCATGGCACCAGACCTAAGGATTTCGTTAACGGGCTCGCGCAGGTGCGTAAGGCTTATGAAGAACTAAACGATGAATATGATCCGGAGAGCACGGAGAAGGAAAAGAAAAGGATGCAGAAACTCTCAGAGATCATCATTGCATCGGGAGAAAGGGATGCTCTGAACGTCGCCGGGTTCGGGTATAATGTGATATGGATGAACTCGGAGACACAAATAATGGACGAAAAGTTTCACGGCGAGCTTAACAAGATGGCTGATACCATTTATAATCTTCCGGATATTGACGCGACCGGGAGGAAGATGGCTGTAAAACTTGGGCTTCAATACCTGGACATAAAGACTATTTTCTTGCCTGCAAAACTCAGCGAATATAATGATCACCGCGGCAAGCCCAGGAAGGATTTCAGGGATTACGTGGAGCTGTGGCCAAAGATAGAAAAGTTTAAAAAACTGATTCGTGTTGCCATACCAATGCGTTTTTGGGACGAGATAGATACCGAAAATGGGCTAAAGTATATCTTCAATAATGAACAGGGATATCACTTTCTGCAGAGCAACGGGTTTTATCAATTTGAGAATAAGAACGTCAGGGACGGAATGATGTTCATCCGGATGGATGGAAATATTATCAGCCAGATTGTTCCGGAGGATTGTCGCAAATTCATGCAGAATTTTATGAAGGAACGTTTGCTTCCGATTCCTCTTCGTAATACTATCCACCGCAGCAATCAGCTGGGAGAATCGAGCCTGAGAGGCTTGGAAGAGATCCGACTTGACTTCACCGATTACGATAAGACTACCCAGTACCTCTTTTTTGAGAACAGGACCTGGCAGGTTACCGCTAAGGAGATAACAGAGCTTCGGCCGAATGAAGTGGATAAGTACGTGTGGAAAGAAGAAGTGATCCCACACAAAGTGAGCCGGAAGGATCCCCCGTTCAGGATAAAATATAACAAGGAAGATGGTGAGTTTGATATTGAGATCCTGAATACCGACAGCGATTTCTTCAAGTTCCTGATCAACTCGAGCAGGATCCACTGGAGGGCTGAGTATCTCACCAGGGCCATCCCTGCCGGCTCACCTGAAGCAGAGGAAAACTCTGCCTATGTAAAAGCTAACCGGTGGAATATTGCCGGTCCGCGCCTGGAGTATGAAGAGAGATGGGAGCAGCAACAGCATCTTATCAACAAGATATTCAGCATAGGTTACCTGCTTCACCGGTACAAGGATCCGGCGCGTCCCTGGTGCGTGTTTGCCATGGACAACAAGATCACCGAGACTGGGGAGAGCCACGGGCGAAGCGGGAAAAGCTTTTGCTATCGTGCTATAAGGTACTTCATGAAGAGCGTTACCCTTAACGGACGTAACCCTAAGCTGACTGAGAACCCGCACGTGTACGACCGCGTAACGGAGCATACCGATTATATCCTGGTTGACGATGCAGACCAATACCTGAACTTCGGATTCTTCTTCAATGCCCTGCAGGGAGACATGGAAGTGAACCCGAAAAACAACCAGAGTTATGAGATCCCTTTCGAGCATGTACCAAAATTCTGCATAACGTCGAACTTCACTCTCCGCAATATCGACCCATCGACTGAGGGAAGGATTCTATACACGGTATTTTCTGACTATTACCACGTGTGCACTGAGGGAGAGGATTACACAGAGGATTTCACGATACGTGACGATTTCGGGAAAAACCTGTTTCTGGACTACACGGAAGAGGAGTGGAACGATGACTTCAATTTCTTTGCCGAGTGCCTGAGATTTTACCTGAGCGTGCCCAGGGAGGTAAAAATCAATCCTCCGATGGATAACGTAACCAAGCGTAACCTCCGGACCGAAATGGGTGAAGCCTTTAAAAACTGGGCTGATGTTTATTTCGATGCTAAGGAGGGCAATTGCGACAAACTGCTGCAGAGGGATATCGCCTTTAAGGACTTCGCCGAGAAGAGCGGTCAGCACAAGTGGACCACCAATAAGTTCACAAAGGCCCTGAAAGCCTGGTGCAGGTACACTGAATATGTAAGTATGCTTAACCCGCCGCAGTTCCGCAACAGCTCCGGAAGGATTATCCGCAAGCTCGACGGAGAGGCAGCCGAGATGATATTTGTCCAGACCAGGGATCTGAGCGCGGACCAGCTGGCCGAGGCAGCAAAACAGGTGGAGGACTTACCGGAAGATGATAAACCGTTTTAAAATATGATATACGGACTGAATAAATATGATATAAAAATTACTGCAATGCCTGGCATTGAAGCAATTTGTCCATTCTGTAAAAAACCATTAATACCCAAATGTGGTAACATTAACATGTGGCATTATGCCCATAAATCAAATTATGAATGTGACACCTGGAAAACTGGAGAAACTGATTGGCATTTGTCATGGAAAGCAAAATTTCCAAAATCTTGTGTAGAAGTAACTATAAAAAGCGAAAATTCATCACAACAATCTCATAGAGCTGACGTAAAATTAAAAAGTGGGGTTATAATAGAATTTCAAAATTCTCATCTTTCCACAGATGAGATCACCGAGAGAGAGGATTTCTATAAACAAATGATATGGATCATTAATGGGAATAAGTTTATTGAAAATCTTATACTTAGGTATTCAAGAAATGCATTTACGATTGATTATGAGGCGGAATATTGTTATATTACAAATACAGGTATCTCTGTTCCTACTTTGGCGTCAGCAGAAATTTTGAAAAATATAGGTAATCCAATCGGGATAATTAAAAAAAACATTTTAGAAGAATTAAAGTATATACCATTCAACTGGAAATATTATAGAAAATCATGGCAAGTCGCAAAAATGCCAGTAATGGTTGATCTAAACAATGGTTTCCTACTATGGATAAAAAAAATAAATCCATCAGGAATTGGGTATGGAAGAATGATTCATCAGGAATCACTTCTTAAATGGTCAGTCACTTTTAAAAGTTAACCCTCTCACAATTCAATATTTATGGACATACCGACAGTAGTACGTGAAAAAGCCCCGGATTTCGGGGAAAAGGATCTGCAGGACTATGTTGTAAGGGTTTTGAAGCTGCTCAAAGGCATGAAACCCGGGGACCAGCTGGTGATCCGCAAGATCACCAGGGAGAAGAACAGGGATCTCTTCCTGGAGGTCTGTAAATGGCACATGCGTCAGCACAACGAGGATTACCAGGACGGGTTGAGTTTTGGCAGGGGATACGAAACGCTGACCAAGTATGACCTGGACTTCATAAAAGGCAAGTAGGCAGTTGTAATTATGTAACCGTGTAACCGATGAATCACGACTGCAGGCTTTTATACAAGAAGGAAACCGGATCGATGCCGGTTGATGAAGTGGAATTAGAATTTACAATTTGGAGATCAAAAGGGCAATGGATCGTCGAGATCACCGATGAGGAAAAATTCAGCATATGGAGGAACCAGGGAATCATTGAGATCACAAAGCCGGATGAGGATTATGTCAGATGGCTCGAGGATAAGGTAATGGAGTTAATAACCAAAAAAAAATGAAATGAAGGGCATAGTAGAACAAATGGAACAGCTTCTTGTAAGCTTAAATGAGAAAATCGAAAGCAGGACTGAAACCTATGACTACCGGTCGGAGAAATGGCAGGAGTCTGAAAAAGGCGAAGCGTATCAGGAATTAACCGACCGTGTTCAGGAAATGGCCGATGAGGTCGAGGAATGGATCAATGAATTATCAGAAGAATAACCCTAACACCAAAAAAATATGAAGTACTATTTCACATTAATCATCCAGGATTACCGGGCTGAGAAAAACAAGCTCGAGACAGCTGCAAAGGAAGCAACCAGGGAAGCAAGTCAAAGGATCATTTCTGAAAACGAATTGAAGGATTTCAAAAAAAATTTCATTCAGAAGATTAAGAATCTTAATGAAAAGCATCCGAGATGTAAGCCGCTTAATTTTTGGGAGGAGAAATACCAGCATTTCAACAAGAATGATATGAGCATATTAATAGACGGCGTTTGTAGTCTTACTTTTTACCCTGCAAAAAACGAGCTATGAAAAGATATAGAACATTATTTTTCAGATTATTCGGATGTATCTTTTATAAGAAGATAAATCTAAAGGAATATAAAGGCCCGATTTTTAAACCATTATTTTTTGAGGTTGGGGAGGTATGGTGGATGAAACCAACTCCTCACTCACATGTAAAAACACCATATCTGGTATTAATAAAAGAGGTTACTCCTAATTATATAGTAACAGATATTCCAGGGCATCATTCTCTTAAGATTCAGTATCTCTCTCCTGAATGGTTTTATCATATTCCCAGAATGGAGTATTACGGTGATACAGATTTTAACCGGGAGCGTGTTCTTAATCAAAAAAATTTAATGTAAACGAGCTATGAGCGAAATCTTTGTGAACACAGATGTGGCCAGTGCAAATAACTCCCTGAGATGCTGGATGATTGTCAGGCCACCGAAAACTAACCAGGAAAAGGATCTCTGCTGCGGGATCCTGTGGTCAAACCTCAGATATGAGCGGAAAAATCAGAACCGGATCAGCGTGGTTAAGATGCTCCGGAGTGCAATCAGAAAAATGTTTTGACGATGAAAAAACATAAAAACATCTACAAATTTAAGGGAGTTACACTTAAGGCCGTCAGGGATAAGGGTGTCGGGACCGGAGAATGTGATCAATGCTTTTTTTATTCATATTATGATTGCATGGCATTAAAAAGAGAGTACGGGATACCTTCCTGTGGCAATCCGAGAGTAAGGTTTATTATGATCAAAAACGACACAAAGCTATGAAAAATCTATACAACTATTTTTTTCAAAGGAACTACCGGATTAAGGAGTTTAACTCAACCTATCTGACGGGCTGGATATATGTTACTAATCCGATTTCAAAATTTCAGGCTCAACTCTGGCTGTGGAGAAATCACTGCAGTACCCGGGAGAATACTATTACGAGGGTACAGACTCTCAATATCAGTAGTGGATTTATTTGGTGGATTATAGATAAAATTTAAAATGAACGACAAAAAAGAAGGTCCTGATGAAGGACTTAAGGCGGAAGGGAAATATCCAAAGAAGTTAGGTCAAACTCCCTACAAACGGAAAAACCCTCTCCCTGGGAGAAATGACAAATGTCCGTGTGGATCCGGACTGAAATTCAAGAGATGCTGCGAGAAAAACATGAGGAGGAGCATTCAAAAAAAATTTATTGAAGTCAGGCAAAAGAAGGTTAAATGAAATATATCTAAAAATGATACATGAAAGAGGTTACTGGCTCGGCCAGGAGGAAATCAAAACGCATGAGTTTGATGAACGGCTCTGCGAGGCGATCATTAAAAAGTATGCAGGGATTAAAGGCGCTGTTGATATCGGCTGCGGTCCCGGCAAGTATGTCATGAGGCTGATCGGCGCCGGGATCCCCTGCCGGGGCTACGACGGATCCCCGCTTACCCCGAAGTTAACCGGTGGCTTATGCCAGGTCATGGACTTCTCAGAACCGGTCACCATAGGTCAGTTTGACCTGGTGATCAGCCTGGAGGTTGGAGAGCATATCCCTGCAGCTTATGAGCAGGTTTTTCTGGACAACCTCGCAAGGGCATCCGAGAGGTACCTTGTTATGAGTTGGGCCAAAGAAGGGCAGTGCGGGATCGGACATGTCAACTGCCGGAGCAATGAGTATGTGATAGCTGAAATGTTTGCCCGTGGATTCAAGTTTGACATTGAATCTACAGAGCATTTAAGAAGAGAAAGTTCTCTGCCGTGGTTTCCTGAAACCTTAATGGTGTTTGTAAGATGAACGAACCGGTAACTGCAATATTCTTTTCGTGTAAGCGGCTGGATCTGCTGCACAGAACCTTTATGGGGTTTCAGCACTCTAATACTTATCCGCTTCAGGAGATCATCATTGTGAACGACTCCGGAGATCCCGGGATACATCAGCTGCTCCGGGAAACCTACATCGGTTGTAAGCATGTCCATCACCAGGAGAACCAGGGGCTTATCAAAAGCATCGATCTGGGGTATGAGCATCTCCAAACGGAGTATTTTTTTCATTGCGAGGATGACTGGATGTGTACCGGGAAACCCGGCTTCATTGAGCGCTCTCTCGCAATTATGACAGAAAGGGCGGACATTGAGGAAGTCTGGCTGCAGGATTATAATAACCATCCACTGGATCCGGAGATACTTATTACCAGCACGGGAGTCACCTACCGGCTTGCAGCAACTCATGTAAACCAGTGGCATGGTTTTACAACAGCATGCGGACTTAAGAGAATGAGTGATTATCGTAAGGTTGCCCCTTATGCTGATGTTCCCTGGGGAAATACTATCTGGCACCGCGAAAGGGCGATAGGAGAGAAGTATTTCGAACTCGGGTACAGGACGGCGGTGCTTACAGAAGATTACGCCGTAAACATTGGAATCGGAAGAAGTGAATATATAACAGGATACGAAAAATGAAAATAGAAGTTTTTGCGCTATGCTACAACGAGGAGATCCTTCTCCCGTTCTTCCTGAGGCACTACGCAAGGTTTGCCGACAGGATACATATTTATGACAACTATTCCACAGACCGGAGCCCCGAGATCTGCAGGGCGCATCCTAAAGTTGGTTTGGTACAGTGGGAGTCGGGCAGTCAGATCCGGGATGACCTATATCTGGAGATAAAAAATAACTGCTGGAAGAACTCGGATGCTGACTGGGTTATTATCTGTGATATGGACGAGTTTTTGGTCGGGTTATTCCCTGATTGGCTTCAGAAAATCGACAATCAGGGAATAACCGTGATTAGCGCCGACTGGTGGGAAATGTTCTCTGAGACCATTCCTGACAGCAACTCAGAGCGACAAATATACGAGCTGATTGACCTGGGCGTTAATCTCGGACAGGCAACAAAGAGCGTCATCTTTAAGCCAGGGAAGATTCGGGAGATAGGATACAATCCCGGCTGTCATTCCTTCAACCCCCAGGGAGAGATAAACCTGCTCCGGACCGGCGACATGAAGATCCTGCATTATAAGCATATCTCGCTGCAGTATGTATTGGAGAGAAATGCTCTGTTTGCATCGAGGCTCTCGAATATTAATATAGAAAAGAACTGGGGCTTTCATTACAAGTTTGCACCTGAGAAGGTGGAGGCATGGTTCAACAATATGCTGCAGAGGGCGGAGAAGGTGAAAGTATAATTAAATGGTTAACTTTGATGAAGTCAAACCAAAACAAACCATTATGAAAAAAGCATTCCTTATCCTGGCATTTACCTGTTTTTACTTCGTCCTGGGGGCACAGGAGACTCAGCTCGCAAGCGACACAAGTACTTATGCCTATTGTGAGCTAACCTGCATGCCAAAGGGCATTGGCAAAGTATCGGCTTATGTTGATTTCGGTGGCAACCAGAAATACATAATTGATCCGGTATACGAATTTCTTATAATGAAAGACGGTAAATTTGCCACCGTAGAGTCGATGCTCAGTATACTGAACTTTATGGCATCAAAGGGATGGCAATACGTGGATAGTTTCAACAGAAGCTTAATGGGATCACAGGGCGAAACATACCTGCTCAGGAAGAAGCAATAATATTTTCCGATACCTTACTCTATCCAGGAGTGGGTCAGCCCCGGGAGGGGCTTTTTTATGCGCCGCAGGCACCATTTAAGGTTACACTTTCAGGTGCCTTTTTTGTGTCTTATTGGTATTTTTTTGCCAAAACCTTCTTTCTCCCCTTTCCTTTCCTTTTTCGCTTAGCGAAATTTCAAAGAAAAAAATGTAACTCTGTAACCATACTCCAAAGAATTAAAAAAGAGAGTTTTACAGGTTACACTTTTTGGTTACACTTTTTCATGGTTACAAAAAAAAGTGTAACCTGACCCTTCCAAAAGACCCGGTTACATTTTTGTTTTTGATATGTAACCCATGGTTACACTTTGACTGTAACCTATACAATACACATAATCAATATATTAAACCCTCAAAAATACCCTGTTACACGGTTACATTTTTTTAGAGGTTTTTTATCACCAGCTCAGGAAACTTTAAAAAGATAAGGCAAAAGTCAAAAGACAAAAATTTGAACTTTGGGGCAAAGTGGTAATATTTTGCACTTATCTCCTGTCCTTTTAATCCGGACCTGGAGCAGGTATTTTTACAGCTGCTGGTTTTTTCATGCTCAGGTTTAGGTTATCAACAAAGGGGTGGACAACTTTCTGTTTCCACCCCTTCTTCTTTTATCAGAAATTATTATATTTGATCATTACTGCTGTTAACCCCCTTTTACTTATTAACCAGGATCTTTCTGTCCTTGACAGAGAGACTGTCGTAATTATATTTTTGTATGGCAGACAACTTTACGATAGAGATACATTGTAAAAAGTATGTTAAGGCGTACCTTGAAATGAACTGCGGGATCCCGGCTGATCTCAGGCATATGCCGGATCTCCTCCAGGAGTTAAGGTCGGGCCTGATGAATAAGCCAAGGCACAGGGAAAGGGCTGAAGTAATGAAATGGACTGACACGGTGAAGGTTATTATCCCGCCGGATTACTTTTACAGGCATGGCTGGGAAATGAACAAGGAGAATGAACTCGATTTTAACAAGGTGGTGGAGCAGAAGATTAAATTTAACATGAGGCAATATGTTGCCCTGAATCATGCCCTGGGCTTTCCGGTTGCCGTCTGTATCCGTGAATTTCAGGAGCAGTTTGGCTTCTACGAGCACATCTGGAGTTACGAGAGTATAAAAAAGGATTTTTACCGCAATGGGAAAACGGTTCATTTGAAAACATTAAGGTCGTTAAAGGAAGAAATTCACAAAATATTATTAGCCAATTTGTCTGAAATGGGGACATATTCGAAGAAACTTTTAAAAGAAAACTGCAATGGATAACATGGGTGGAATTAATAAGCTTTTCCTTATAGATGCTGATTATTTTTCAGCTCTCGATGAGGATTCTGGCTTTGTATATGATCTTCTTCTGGACTCAGGAGTGGAAATGAATGAGATAGAGTTTACCGAGGACACGGGAAGAGTGTCTGAGACAGAGGAAGAAACAGATAACGGTGTGGTATTCAACTATGAGGTGGCGGTATTAATTACAAAGGTCAGCCCTGGAGACTCCCGCCGGTTTTCATCCCTTAGAGACAAGAAACTACTGGTCCTGGTGCGCGACAATAATGATCTCTGGTGGCTTACGGGTGCCCCGGGATCCTATTTCAAGATAACTATTTCAGCCGCTACCGGTACGGCTGCAGCAGAGAGAAATGGCAGCACCCTCACAATATCAGCATCATTGCCTACGGGATCGGTCTTTATAAACGAGCCCACGTAAGCCACAGGCAATCAATTAGCTTTATTTCATTTTTGTCCTTTTTTCGTCCTTTTCCCTCTCGTAACATTGCGGGAAATGGACGCGAACAATATCTATTTATACCGCCAAATACTTAAAGGCAAGTGGTTTATCCACTATTCTTATGCTCTGTCATTAGCCCCCCTGCTCAGTAATATCCTCTCAGGGAAGAGCATGGGCGACGCCCGAGACTGGCGTGGTGATCAGACAACCAATCTCGAAAACATGGAAGGCCGGGCACCGGTTCCGGTAATGGCAGGATCCTCTGCGGCCGGCGTGTCGGTATTTGACAAATATGACAGCGCCCCTGAAGGGAGTGTTGCCCTGGTGCCGCTTAAGAGTGTAATGGTTAAGTATGGGACCATGTGTCAGTATGGTACGGAAGAGATTGCCTCAATGATGCTTCAGGCAGCTGGCAGCAAAAAGATTGATGCAATAGTTCTCGACATTGATAGCGGAGGCGGATCCGTCGATGCAATCCCACCTTTGCTTTCCGCAATCGCCAAGATCCAGGAGGAATACAATAAACCGGTAGTGGCCATCGCTGACATGTGCGCTTCGGCTGCATACTTTGTTGCAGCACACTGCGACCGCATCATTGCAGGCAACAATGTTTCCTCTGAGTTTGGCAGCATTGGAGTAATGATGAGCTGGTGGGACGTTCAGCCCTATTATGAGAAGGAAGGATATGTTTTTCATAAAGTGTATGCACCTGAGAGCACTCACAAAAACCTTCCCTTCGAAAAAGCCCTGAAAGGCGATTATGATCTTATAAAAGAAGAGGAGCTCTCTCCCCTGGCTATCGGCTTCCAGAACGCAGTGAAGGCAAAAAGAGGATCAAAGCTCGACCTGAAGGTTGAAGGGATCCTGAACGGGAGAATGTTTTATGCCGATAATCAGAAGAATCCGGCTCTCTCTGCTAAGGCTGTAGGCCTGATAGACGAGGTGGCCAGCCTGGACAGGGCTATTTCCCTGGCAAAAGGACTTGCAGAAATGAGAAAAATATTCACCGAGATATGAGTGCAGCAGCGAAAATAAAGCAGTTTATCAGCAGGACGCTCGGCATAGAGTCGAGATGGAACCTGACTGAGGAGGGGCGCCTTGATATTGCATCGGAGGAGCTCGAGCGGATACAGCAGGAATACGGCGAAGATTTCGTCGGGAAATTTGAAAAGCTTCTGAGCGAAGAAAACGAAAATACTACTAATCAAATTCAAACTGAAATGCCAAAAATTCTAACTCTGGCGCTGGTTTGCGCCGTGCTTGGCGTTAAGGAGCTGCAGGCCGCCGATGACGGATCTGTCAGTCTTAACGAAGAGCAGCTGAACTCCCTCGAGGCTGAGCTGAAAAAGCTCCAGGAAGAAAAGACTGCTGCTGAAACAAAAGTGGCTGATGCTGTCACCGCGAAGGAGACTGCAGAAAATGCCCTGTCGGATGCCGTAACGGCAATGGACGATCTGGATGCTTCCGTCAAAAAGGCTGAGAAGCCTGCAGGAAAGGTTGAAGCTATCCGCACACTACTTGCTGCAAAGCCAGCCGTGGATGCCTCACAGAACCTGGGAAGGGACGGTCAGTCTGACCTTGCTCTCCAGGGAAAGGATGAAGTCAACGACTACATCCGGAAAAACTTCTGAAATCACTAATATCTAAATAACAAAAGCCGTGGATTACACAAAACCAATCGACATCACTGATGTTAACAATACGGCGGTGAAGTACAGCAACATGCTCAAGGGATTGAACATGCTTGCAGTCGCCGAAGTATTGGCAAATGTCACCCCCATACTGGGAGTGAAGGATAGCATCAAACTCGGCAAGGTTGAACACGGGAGCATCTCCAAAAAGTATGATGGTACTTTTACCGGCGACGCTTCTGTTGGAACAATCGTTCCGAGGACTCTCACCGTTTATCCCATTGTTGCAGAACTTGCAGACGAGCCCGAAAGGTACCGCCGGAGCTTCATTGCCGAAGTGGCAGGCAACATGTGGAACCAGAAGCACCCGTTTGAGCTGTGGATCCTCCAGCACGGGATATCACTTGCTTCCGAGGAGCTTTTCTATGCGCTGTTCACCGCCAAGTACGCCAGCTCGGCTCTGGCTAAAACCCTCAATGACTCCTTTGACAGCTGGAATGCTGTTATCGATGCTGACATTGCAGCGGGAACCATCGCTGCAGGGAAAAACAACCTTTATGCCGGTGACGAGGCAATCTCCCGCTCGAATGCCGGTGAATACCTGCTCGACATGTACCGCAGCCGTCATGCCGCTCTTCGCAACCATGATCTGAACATGTGGATCAGCCTGGATGTTGCCGACTTCTATGACAACTGGTACCGGGACGAACATGATGCTCCCCCGTTTGTTGATACCGCCGGCACAATGAAGCTGGACGGAACAAACGGCAGGGTAACTCTTATCCGCAGCGCAGCGATGCCTGCCGGGAGCCAGAGGGTTATTCTGACCACCAAGGAAAACATGGTTTATGGCACAGACAACATTGCTGACCTGCGCTCGATGAAAGCGTTCGAATCCGGCAACCCGTATCTGTTCACCATGACCATGAAATACGTATGGGGATGCCAGTTCATCTCTGTTCATGAACGTGAATTTGCAGTCAACAACCTTGCAGCATACGGCAGCGACTCAGGAGCATCTTCATAGTTTACCTTATTCATTAACCCTTTAAATTCAGGAAATTATGGATTTTGTAAACATAGACAAAAACCTCACCAACGGTGAAAACATGGGTGGACTCGTTCAGACGTGCATCTTCGGCTTATGGGAAGATGTGGCAACCTGGCCGGCCGCCCCGGTTAACCCGCTGACCGTCGAGGATAATGGTGAATGGACCGGCGATCTGGTTATGAAAGCCGGGAAAAATGCCTTCACCTTTTACTCCACAGACGATACATCGGAGTTCAAGATCAACCCCGTAGGTGAACAGGATGGAATGTCGTTCGAACAGGAACTTACGATCTTTAACCCTGGATTGAAAAAGAAGCTATTGGGATTCATTTCGGCTGCAAAAAATGAAAACCTCTTCTTTATCGTTCAGGACTCTGAAGGTCAGTATTACCTGATCGGCGACGCCAAGAGAGCCGCCCATATGGTTTCAGGAGAAGTAGGTACCGGGAAAGCAAGCTCAGACCGCAAGGGAGCGAGCCTGACTTTCAAACACAAAACCAATACCCCACGGGTATACACAGGTGATGTGACGGTGTTGCTTGGAGGATCTTCTTAGAAATCCCTTCGTCAAATGCCATACTCAACAATCCCGCCAGGAGCAATCCTGACGGGATTTTTTTCGTGTCCTTTTTTGCCCGTTTGACTGCCTTTAATATTGTGGCATGATCTATTTTTTCACCCCATACTCATTCGAGAAGAAGCTATTTGAAGCAATAGACACTTACATGAATCTCCTGAACGACGATGACTGGGCAGTCATCATGGATGGAGATACCGCTTTTCTGAGACCCGATTTTGGATTCCGCATCAAAGAATACACTGACGAATACCCAGATGCTGGTCTTTTTACTTGCTATGCTTCCAGGTGCCATTATCATTTTCAGCAGGTCCATGGGGGGGCGGACATGACAGATCCTTCAATCCTTCGGCATAAAGACATATGTGACGAGATAGACGCGGCTAACCGGCTGCAGGTTGAAGAGGTTCAGAGACGTATTGCCGGCCACCTTATGATCATACGGAAGGGAGTATGGAAGATTATTCGAAGAACCGCCATGCTTCAGGTGGTTGCCTACAACAAGAAGATCCTTGGAGTAGACACGAAAATCAGTTATGCCATGCTGCAGCACGGGTTTAAGATTTACCTGATGAAAGGGATCTATATCCTCCATTATCTGAGGATGAAAGAGGGATTCGACTATAAAAACCACTTGTTATGAGAGTTTTTCTCCTTACACCCGACCGGAATGACAGGCCGGAATTTCTTGATCATTGCCGGTATCAGATGGGAAGACAAACCATGAAGGCCGAGCATCTTATTGTTAATTATGATCCAACTCCGGGAGTAGTTGACCTGGTGCCCCGGGTGAAGAAAGGACTCGAAGCAGCCAGGAGTATGAATGCCGATTGCGTCCTGATTATTGAGAATGATGATTACTACCCTGACAACTACGTGGAGCTTATGGTCCGGGCGCTGGATCGCTTTAAAATTGTCGGCTCCGACAGGACAACTTACTATTCTCTTCAGCAAAACAGCCTGAAGATTATGAACCACCCCGGCAGATCATCTTTGTTTCTGACAGGTTTCCTGGTTGATCCCATGAAAAACTTTCCCTGGCCGGAAGACACGATGCTTTATTTTGACATACACCTATGGCAACGGTTTCTCGGTAGGCGAGGTTTTATCAGCTTTCCCCAGGCACCGATCGGCATGAAGCACGGAGTAGGATTTTCGCCGGGGAATTTTCATAACTGTATAGTCAATGGAAGGAAGATGACCGGTATGCTTCCGGATCCCGGGAGAAAATGGCTGAAAGGGCACGTACGTAAAGAGTCATTTGAATTTTATCAGAGGATGTTTCCATGCCAATAGATATAGTTTACCCGCTTGGATCCGGCTCGATCTGGCAAAACAATGAGCTGCGGTTCTCCCTCAGGGCTCTCGAAAAAAACCTGAAGGGATATCGTAATATCTACGTGGTAGGGGTGAAGCCTCCCTGGATAAAAAACGTGATCCATATTCCCTTCCCTGATCAGCTTGTGAACAATGCAGACGGAAATATAACCAGGAAGGTCCTGAGAGTTTGCCAGGAGGCAGATCTGAGCGATGATTTTCTGTTCATCAATGATGATCATTTTATTCTGAAGCCAATTGAAGCCTCACAGATCCCGCCTTACCACAAAGGAGACCTGAACAATTTTCCGAAAGGTTACTTTGAGCAGTCGTTCTGGCGAGGAAGGCTATGGAGGACAAAAAACGTTCTCCAGGAGAAAGGATATCCGACATTACATTTTGACGCTCATGTTCCGATCATCTTTAATAAGCACCGGTATCCCGAGGTTATGTCACGGTTCGATTTTGAGAAGAATATAGGCTTTACGATGAAAAGTCTTTATGGGAATGTTGTATATGGGACCGGCGCTCCGAGACTCCAGGGCGAAAAGGTGACTGTTTTTAAGATAATGCCTTATGAGGGAGTGAAGAGGATCTGTAAGAACCGGCAATTTGCAGCTGTTAATAATGCGGGATTAAAAACAGGATTTAAGCGCTGGCTCTATGAGGAGCTCCCTTTAGCCAGCATTTTTGAGACTGATGTTGATACCAGGGAAGGATTTTTTGAAGTGGCGACCTGGATAGAAAGCAATCATAACTATGAGCAGGGGATCCGCATTTTCGAAAAGTACGGAAAATCGCGCAAGGTTAAGAAGTTTCTGACGCGGGATGCATCTACCGCCCGCCGCATGAAGCTGGAGCACTCAATGAAGGAATTATTAAATTATCTATAATGGACATAAAGAAGACAATTACTAAGTGGCTCAACGGACCGCAGGACTACCAGGAAGGGCTGGCAATATTACAGGAGCTCACCAGGAAACACAAAGTCCTGAGCAAGCTGATGAAAGGAGAGTCAAAGACCAGGGCGGAAAAACTCGCCTACATGCTCAGCAAGGAAATAGGACTTAAGGCAGTTCCTAAACCTATAACAGGGCAATCAGCGGAGAGTAAAAAACCACAGCCCCAAAAACCAGAAGAGGCAACACCAGAGGAAGGACGGCTGAGCCTGATCGGCAAGGATACGAAACTGTCTGATTTCCCGGTGGAGATACAGAGAGTTATCAACGACTATTCTGCTCTCTACAGGGAGAGGGGCAAAATGCATAAGATGTTAGTTTTTGTCGGAGACGATAATGACGATGTGTCTTGTGGCCAGAGGGCAGATCTTGCATCTAAAATAAAAGAGATTTCCGAGAAAATGGAGGCCTTCTTCCAGGCTTATGATGCATATAAAAAGGAAGGAGTTATCCTCACAAAAGCCCTTTATCCTGATCCCTCAGATAAGAAAGAGCCGGATCCCGAGCCTGATCAGAGCGTCGATGACATGAAACGCCTGAAAAAAAACCTGCAGGCTTCTCTGGTGAAGGACAGGAACCTGATTCTTTACAAGACGAAGACAAAGCCGGATAACGGGACAGAGAATCCTCTCCCGGAAGGTCCGCGAAAAATAAAACTCGAGAAGCGCATCAAAGCAAAGGAGAAGCAGATCGCAGATCTCGAAATGAAAATTGCAAAGGCTGAATAACATGGCAAGGCATGCTCTCGAGGATCAGAAGTACGAGCTGATAAAGGCCCATATTCTGGCGCCGGACGATAGTCCTTTACCCCCTGGCATGCAGGAGCAGATGAACAGGATACTGTCGATGGCGGGCACCCTGGACCGTTATCCAATTTCCAAGCATGCTGTGGCAATTCATCTCAAAAAATACAAGGGATTAAAGCGCACCCAGGCATATGCTGATTGTGACATGGCGAAACGGTTGTTTCCGACAATCAAAAACAACCAGTACGATTTCTGGCAGACCTGGCTGATCAATGACATTTCGGAGAGTATCCGCAGATGCAAAAATTACCACAACATCAAAGCAGAAAAGGTAATAGCATCACTTTACCATGTCATGATTAAAGCCATAGGAGAAAAACCGGTGAGGGAGATAGATCCGAAGCTTGTGGAGCAGCACACCTTTGTTCTTACAGTGAATATCAACGGAGTTCCGACAAATATTGATCTCATGAGCTTCCTTGGACTCTCGCCTGCCTCCAGGAAGAAATTCACTGATGCAATCATCACCGAGATAGACGATGATGATGCGATCAAAATAATTGACTCATAGTGGAACTCATACAGCTCAATAAGGTCCAGCAGGTATCGGTCATCCAGAGCGCAAAAAATAAAGTGGACGTATGGGGCCGTGGTACAGGTAAATCCTTCCTTGTGGGATGGGATGTCAATATGATTAACCGCACAATGCCTCGGGCAATCACTGCGGTTACAGGTCAAACGTATGGGCAGCTTCTTACACGAACGCTGCCGTCTACCTTCAAATTCCTTGAGAGCCTGGGATATAAACGTCACAGTGACAAGAATGATCCCGGCAATTATGTCATCGGCGTGAAACCACCGCCCCATTTCCTTACTCCTCTGGAAAAAATAATGAGATACGAAAACGTTATCTCATTTAGTAATGGAAACGCCCTCCTGATGTTAAGTCAGGACAGGACAGGGAGCGCTCGAGGTCCGAACGTGGACTATGAGATACTCGACGAGGCCCTGACGATCGACAAGGAGCGTTACGACCAGGAAACATCGCCTACCAACAGGGGTAATGAAGAGATTTGGGGGAGCAGATCGAGATCACCTGTTCCCTGGCATCACGGCTTCCATTACGTCTCCTCCATGCCTTTTTCAAAAAGTCAGAAATGGCTGCTTAACTATGCTGATTACTATGAAGAGGAGGCAGGGATCCCAGTCATGAGTATCTGGAACCGGATCGTTAAACTCCAGCTCGAGCTTATCCCTGCAGCAAAGGGAAAAAACAGCAAACTGTTCCGGGAGATCTGGAACGAGACAATCAGGCTAAAGAAGCAGATATTGCCTTTTGTATCAAAGGATGGTCTGCTCTTTACCTTGGCAAATGCCTTTGATAACCTGGAAAACGTGGGCATGGGTTATGTCATAAGAGAATATGACAAACAGACTCTTCTTACCTTCCTGATAGAGATCATGAACATGGTCCCGGATAAGATAGAGGATTGCTATTATGCTATTGATGACCATAAGCATGTCTACTACAACAGCACGAATGATAAGTTTATCAGGGATTATGCTGAAGGCACCTCTTTTGATTTCAGTAAGCTCGAGAGTCAGGACAGCCGTTTCGACATGGACTGTAATGCAAATCTTCCCCTGGACGTAGTGCCTGACTGGGGCGCGAAGATATGCCTTATCTCTATTGGACAGGAAGGATCCTGGGATTTCATAACAGGGGAGAGGATCCCTGTTGACAATATCATTAATGAGTTCTATGTGAAGCCAGGAGAGACAAACACTGTCATGATAAATGAACTCATTGATAACTTCTGCAAGTATTACCAGCATCACATAAAGAAAGAGATTAACTATTACCGTGACCGCTATGGCGACAGTCGTCAGCCTAATGCCAAGAATGCAAAGAGCTATAATGAGCAGGCAATTGACAGACTAATTAAGAACGGCTGGGCTGTGAACTCTATAGTACATCGAGGCATGGAACCTCCACAGCATGACAAATATCTGCTCTGGATGAACATCCTGAAGGGAGGAGATCCCAAGTACCCGGCTGTTCGCTTCAACGGCATGAAGTGCAAGTTCACCCTACTTTCTATGAATAACACAAGAGTTATGGAGGATAAGGGCAAATTCACAAAAGACAAAAGCTCTGAGCGCAGCAACAAGATCCTGCCTGAGGAGGCAACACACTTTGGCGATGCAGTAGACAAACGGATATGGACCAAGTACGGCGGCCTGCTCACCTCTGACTCCACGTTCATCGCTCCTAAGTTCTGATTTCATTCTGATTTCGGTTTGCGGTTGGTTTTTGGGCAGCCCTTGCCCTCATATGTCAACTGCGAACTGCCCTTTTGTCTGCCCATCGAGAAAGGGCGGGCATCGCATGAGCTTAGAGACAGAGAATGAGGGTTTTCGCATTTTCATTTTTAGTTGGATAGCTTTCAGATTGTTGTTTTAAAATTTTCCGAATCGAGTACACGTAAAAAGACGTGTCCTTTTTTACTTATCCCGCTGAATTTAGTTTTGCTGTGAATCTAAAGTCATGGCAGATACAATAAGGCGCAACACGGCTCTCAGAGAGTACGACATTAAAGAAACTCCTGAAGGAAACCAGGTAATCTTTTCGATCCGGTTTATCAAAAATAACGGTGAATCTGTTTTTCTTCCCCGGGCCGTAGCCTGCGGACTTCCTTATAGCCTTAAAGAAAACCGGATGCGCGGTGTTGTTGCTGTTGACAGTCACGGAGACAAGATCGGTCATCCGTATCCTGTAAGTATTGACCTGATCACTGAATGGAATGGTAGAAAAATAGTATTATGAATGGAATCAATCTATAACTCTGAGGGGGTCCCCTTAATCAGTTTCGGCCGTAGGTCGTTTATGTCAACTGCCGGAGCGCCTGAAACGAAGCTCGTCAGTAATCCTACCGACAGCATCGACTGGGCCGTAACCGTCGAAGATTACCGGGTTGCTCCCTGGGGTGATAATAATGATTTCCCCCAGCAGGCAGATCTTCTGATCGAAAAAACCGGAGTTCTAAACACCGGCCTGCGGACTCTTCGCAACGTCATCATGGGACAGGGGATATTTCCCTGCAAGGTGACGGGACTTGATGACAGCGGTAACGAGGTTCTCGAGCTTATCCAGGACAGGGATCTCCTTAACCTTTGCGGGAGTCGCATGATCCGCAGATATTTTGAAAGAGCACTAAGGGATTACCTTAAGTTTGGCCGTTGCTTCCCCGAGTTGATACCTAACGCCGATGGCACGAAGATCGTAGGCATCAATACAATCAATGCCTACTACTGCCGCCTCACCGAGGCTAATAACAGGGGAGAGATCGAGACCTGCATCGTATCCGGCGACTGGCCTGATAGTCCTAAACCGGGTTACAAGATGATCCCGGTCCTTAACGAATATGATCCTTTTGAGGATTTGAAACGCCGGTACCTCGCCCGCTCTCTCGGGAAAACCTCACTGATCTATCCTCTTTCCGACAGTTGGAGCAACCGCGACTATTACTCACATCCGATCTGGTGGAGTGCGAAGCTGGCCGGCTGGATTGACATGGCGCATCTGATACCTCTTTTCATCCGACGCATGTATGAAAATGCAATGGCAATCAAGTGGCATGTAAAGATCCCCTACGCTTTCTGGGATAAGATGTTCAAAAAGACCGATTACGCTGATGAAGCAGCGCGGAAGAAAGCGATCAACGACTATCAGAACAAGATAGAGGAGAACCTCTGCAGCGCAGACAAGGCAGGAAAGGCGCTGTTTACCGGCTTTGAAATCGGACCGCTCGGGAAAGCTGAGGAGCAGTGGGATATACAGGAACTCAAACTGGACATGACAGCCGCCGAGAAGCTCACAACCTCTGCAGCATCTAACAGTGAGATCCTCTTTACACTGATGATCAATCCTAACCTGCTCGGAGCCGGGATGCCGGGCGGTACCTATGCAGGCAACCAGGGAGGATCTAACATACGTGAAGCATTCCTGGTCAACATTGCAAACGCCTGGATCGACAGGCAGAACCTACTGGATCCCCTCGAGTGTTATCTCCGCTACAACGGAGTTAACGATGTAGAGCTTCGCTTCCGGAATACCATATTAACAACGCTGGACAGTGGTGCCGGCACTAAAAAAGTATTAAGCTGATGTTTTTCTCAACTGTTGAAGATACGTTTTTGGAGCAGGTTAAAGTGTTCATCCCTGCTTCTGCTGCCACAAGCAAGGAAGGGCTCTGGCCTTTTATTGAAGCTGCTGAAAGGAAATATATTCTCCCTCTCCTTGGAAGGGAGTTGTATGATGATCTTCAGCTTTTCTCCGCCTCTGATTCAGGCTGGAGCGGTGAGGGAGAAGATATAGTGAAATCAACAGAGTTACTCCGGCTGGTCCGGCTCAGCGAAATCAACCTGGCTTATTTCATTGGCTTCGATATTCTGAACTCCCGGATCTCTGATCAGGGCTTTCAACGGGCGGAGACAGAAAACTTCAAAGGGCTCTACAAATATCAGGAGGAAAACGTCCGGACTTATTTTAAGGATACCGGTTACAACGGGCTCGATGATATACTTCAGTACCTGGAAGATTATATGGAATACTTCCCGGAGTGGGAAAATTCAGCTTCTTATACATTACGACAGAGTTCCATATTAAAAGATACAAAAACCTTTGACGGTATCTGTGCAATCAACGGGAGCCGTCTGATCTTTCTCCGCCTGCAGCCGTTCATTAACCAGGTCATGGATATTGACATAAGGAACGTCCTCGGAGCGGATATATACGATGCCCTGCAGGACGAACTTAATAGTTTGGGATCCGGAGGAGATTATCTTGCTCTGGCTGCGGAGATAAAAAAGCCTCTGGCCTTCCTGAGTGCAGCGCTCCTGGTTAAGAATACCGGGACAATAACAGATAAGGGGCTCTACTTTGAGAGCAGGTCCGGATCTGCCGACAGCGTTACCCTTACTCCCGGGGGAGTCGACAGTAGTAACTATGCTTATTACAGATCCACCGGTGAGCAGTATCTCGAGGGACTGAGAAAATATCTCAGGGAGAACTTTGTCGATTATTTGGGTGTGACGGGATCGGTTTACTCCCGTGATAACGACGGTAAAAAAACATTCTTCACATGATCGATATTGTAATTCAATACCGTCCTGTCAGTTTTTACCCTTACACCAGGCGAAGAAAACTGCTTATGCCCTCGCGCTGGACTGAATTGAGTGACCATCAGCTCGAGAGTATTCACCTGGCACTGAGTGGGCGGACAAACGATAATACGCTTATCTCTCTATTCCTTGGCGTGAGTAAGTTCTTCGCCCGTAGACTCGACTCTTATTCCAAATTTTGCATTCTCAGGCAGTTAACTTTTCTCAATAAGATAGATACCTGCGATAAATTCATCATTCGCCGGATCGGAAACCTCTGTGCCCCTGCGGCGAGGTTGAAAGATGTAACCTTCGGCCAGTTTATTTTTGGAGATACATATTTTCAGAACTACTGCGATGGTAAACGAAAGGATTTGGATAGCTTCATCGCCTGCTATTACACCAGGGGAAAATTCTCCGAGAAGGATATCGATCAAAACACTGCGGTTATTTCTCACGAAAGCATCCAGAAGAGAGAGGCAATTGCCCTTAATTACCGTCTGATCCGTGAATGGCTTGCCCGCCGGTATACGCATGTGTTTGAAAAGAGCGATGCAAAAAAGAAAGATAAAAGCAATGGTTGGGTGGGAGTGTTTGATGCTGTTGTTGGCGATAACGTAATAGACACAGACAGGTATGCAGATACCCCGCTCTCTCAGATGCTGCGGTACCTGGATAACCGGGTGGCAGAACACTTAAAACGCAAATGATATGGCTGCAAAATTTGCTGACCTGGTAGAATATTTTAAAGAGATTGCCGAGGAGCATGTCGATATTCAGCACTCCACGACTAAGAAACATTTCTTCCGATTCGAACTCGATGAAGTTATCAGCGGGCTTGTCATAAAACTTAACTACCCGGCACTGATCCTCGAGGCGTACGACTTTGATTACTCTGAGTCGCGCTCAGATAACATTCTTAAGGCGAGAAACGGGGCGTTTATGCTGATTGATAAAGTCACGGACCAGGGCGATTATGACCGGATCCATGAAGTATGGGATGAACTGGAAGCTATCGGCGACGAGATCCTGATCCGCATGCGCTCCGATAAGGAAAAGAAGACAGTGCCTGTCCTTCGCGACTTTGATATCTCATTCAGCTCAGGGATCCCCTTTGATGTTCGTACCACCGGGCAGTATGGGGTAAGGTTTACCTTCTCTCTTAGAAGTGCAGTTAACACTAATATAGATCCTACGAAATGGCTGACATAGAACCCAGAGAATTTAACCTCGAGGAGTACAATAAGAAAGTCACAGCCTGGGGAACTGGAACCGGAGTCAAGATACGTAACTCGATCCGGCAACATTTTAGTAAGGGGAAGGGAGATCTTATCAGAACGCTTCGGGCAAAGTCCTATAAGCTTTATGGTGAGGTGGACAGGCTGGCCTTTCATTTTGCCCGGCACGGAGTATTTGTTCATAAAGGAGTGGGGCGCGGATACGCTATGATAGGAGGAAAAGTCATGCGTGTAAGCGGATCCAAATCAACAGCCTACTGGAGAGAATATGCAAAGCAGCACAACAGATCCTTTGAGCCCAAGGTGCTTAATATGGAGATGCGCCGTAAAGCCGTAGAATGGTTTAATCCTATCGTCCGGGAGAACATTGATAAGCTTGCCGACATGGTAACCGAAATGAGAGCTGATCAGGCCGTGAATGCCACAAAGATATTGATACAGTAATGGCAAACGATAAGACATACGATAGGCATGTAAATATCTGGATCAACGGGAAGGAGGTCAAAAACGATCTGGCTTCCATGGAGAAAGAACTGTTCAAAATGCGGAACGAGTTCAAACGCATGACCATTGGCACCCAGGAATGGACCGATAAGGGGAAAGAGATCCAGAAGCTAAAGGGAATTATTGACGACCATAACACAGTCCTAAGGAAAACTCCCGGATTTCTCGACAAGATAAAAGGATCCTTTGGTATGCTCTCCGGAATTATGGCGACTGCCTTCGCTGCATTTCAGTCACTCAAAGGAATTATTGAAGCTACTGATAACCTCTCCGATAAATTTACCGCTACTCTGGAGGGGATGAAGGAAGGATTGATGTCAGTAAAGCAGGCCCTGGCAACCGGTGATTTTACCAATTTTTTCAAGAACCTGGCTGATGCTTATAAAGAGGGGAGAAGATATGCCGAAACCCTCGATGCCATAGGCGACAGCGCCCGGGCATTGTCACTGGAGGAAAGTAAAGTTGCCGACAGGATCCTGGAGCTGAAGATTATTCAGATGGATCAGACAAAATCCAGGGAGGAGCAGATAAAGGCCGGTGAAGAGATTGAAAGGCTGCAATCTGAACTGGCAGATAAGAGGGTTGTCCAGGCAAAGAAGAATCTCGACAATGAGCTCAGCCTTGCCCGGGAAAGATCCAAACTGACAGACGAAGAGATCCGGGGACTTCTTAACCAGGATGAAGCTTACATGTCACTCCTGGAAACCGGCCAGAAATATGTAGAGCTTCAGACCAAACTGAAGCTTATGCAGGCGGGGACGGTTACTCCATACGGCACGGTCATGTCAGCCAGCCAGGATGAAATAAGAAATGTTGCCCGCGAGATTGAATCCATGGGAATGGCTGGAGAGTATGCTGCCAGGGTTTATGTCGGCTGGGGCAATGTGATAGAAGATCAGCGGACAAAGCTTGTGGGTTATGAAACAGAAGTCGCTGCGGCTAAAAGATCCGCCACAGAAGATATCCTGAGGACCATTACAAGGCTTAACGCAGCACGCGCATCAGAGGCGAATGCGGCCCAAAAGAGCGTTGAGAAGATAAAAGAGTATCAGGCCAAGTACGGACTCGAGGAAGCAACAGCCGAACAGGGCGGGGCCGCTTATGATCCGGAAGAATGGATGCGGAAAGAGGAAGAGGAACTTCGAAAAAAGGAGGAAGAGGAAAGAGAGAAAGAACTGAAGGATCAGGAAAAGCATGAACAGAAAAAGCAGGAGGCTTACCTGGAAAGTCTGGAACAAGGGACAGCGGCAGCAAAGGAAGAATGGGAAAAACGCAAGCAGGCAGAACAGGAATATATGCTCGATACAATTGCTCTCTACCAGGATTACGCGATCTCAGTGGGAGAGATAATGGGACAGGCAATAGCGGAGGGGGATAACCTTTTAAAGGCAGCAGCAAAGGCTGCATTGAATATTGCCTTCGACGAACTGACCAGGCTTGCCCGGATATGGGAGGCACAGATATATGCAAAGAGCATTGTTCAATACGGGATCATCGGAGGTACAATCAGGGCTACCGCGATATCTGCTCTTATTGAAGGAGCTATAGGAGCAGCCAGGGCCGTTGTAATGAAGAATCTCTGGACCGGTGGTTATACATCGCCGGGTGGAAAGTATGAACCGCGGGGAATAGTACATGCAGGAGAATGGGTTGCAAATGCTGACATGGTTGCCTCTCCTACATATGGACCTGTCATTCGGGCTCTCGAAAGCGTACAGCGCTCCGGGAAGGGCTTTGCTGAAGGAGGAATGGTCAGCGGACCGCAGACGGCTAAATCGGAGTCATCGATTATTGCTGCAGATCCTGAGTTAAAACAGATACTGAGGAGTGTTGGGAGGATGCTTAATAAGCTCGACCAGGATGGAGTAAGCGCACGGTTTGGCTATCGGGAGATCGATAACATACGTAAAGGGATGACCACGCTGGAAGATATTGAGGATAACGTTTCCCTGGCTTAAAAAACGTGTCCTTTTTTTAAAAGCTTGCTACTAATAGTTTTGAATCGCTAAGAGTAAAATATAAAATCAAACAGCTATGAGTAAAGTGTTGGATAAGAATTATTACCCGGTTCCCTTTGAGGGAGGTAGCTCCCTGGTTGATACAGCATCCAGCGGAACCGGTACTATCGAGACTCATGAGTTCTACAATAAGGACGGCAAGGTAGTATTCTACTGGAAGCTGAAGAAAGACAGCGAGGGTAACCTGACCGACTTCCGGTTGAAGGTTCCTAACTCTCCTGCCACGGCCAGCGTGACTTATAAGAATTACGACAATATAACATAGTAGAGCTATGCGCGGACGAGTATCTTTAAATATAGGTAAGCCCCGGCTTGCTCCTGATCCGATGTTAAGCAGTGCCTTCCGGGAAGGGGCAGATTCGTGTCATTCATACTGGTTGACACGAACTGTTAGTGATGTTGAAATAATGGCAGATTCAGAGACTCAACTTTTTGTTTCATGGACAAATAATGGAACTGAAGACTATACCGGACATAAGGCTTATATTTCAACAGATGGTATAAATTATTCATTGAACAAAACAGTAGCCACTATTTATGATAGTATGCGACTAACTGGATTGTCTGCTGATACTTTATATTATGTAAAGATAGCCCCTTATAAAAATGATAACATTGGAACGTTATCTAATGAAGTAACCTGTCGTACATTTTTAGATGATTTTGTTGGAGCTACTATTGATGTAACAAAATGGACTGAAACTGATCCTGATTCCGCAATAGCACAAAACAACGGGATTGTAATTACTAACGATCATGCAACAAATAAATTGGAATTTGCAAACCGATTGGTTTCTGTGAAATCAATCGCAAGCGGAAATACCTACCTTCAGGCTTATCTGTATTGGTTCCCCTATGACCAAACACCTGAAGCACTGACTGGAATATATTTATACAAAGATGCGAATAATTTTGCGTGTATAACATCAAGAGCAAAGTCTGATAATAGCGTATATGATTCTTTAAGATTACGAATAGTTACAGGAGGGGTGTCTCGCTATGATATTGCGACATCAATAATGAAAAACAGATTTGTCAGGATATTTACAGATGGGACAGACATCAAATTTTATTATAACGATACAACGGAGTGGGTTCAATTAGGCACAACACAGACATATTCTTTGGGTTATCCGCTTTTAGGTGTTATTACAACTATTGATAATACAACATTTCAAGGTGTGGATAATGCCTATATTGATAATGTACATTTTGCCGAAAGTGATTTTAATACATGGCCTATTGTATCTTCCGGGAATGCACTTGCTGCTTATTGTTGGTTTACAAAACACATGGCAGTATATAATGCAACAGCAAATAAGACATGGATTAATTTACAATATGAAAATTTAGGAGAATATACGCAGCATATACTTGAAAAAGATAATAGTGATGATTCAAAGACATTCACAAGTGTTGGTTCTGTTAACCAATTTGAGGATCATAATGAAGGGTCTATATTAGTGAGGGCATCAGACAACAGATTAATAACCGCATTCACAGAACACGCATTAAACAAACTCGTTAAATGGAGGATAAGCACCAACCCTCTTGATGGGACGGCATGGGGCGCAGCAAGTACATTCGAGGCAGATAATGTAATAAGTTATTGTTCTATTTGGCAAGCTGCTGGAGGAAATATTTATATTATTTATCGTGATAGCACTATTGGTTGGTGTTATATAAAAAGTACGGATGATGGAGCAACATTTGCAGGAAAGGTAAATTTCTTTTCAGACATAAGTTCATCTTATACGGCTTATTTAAAATGGGCGCAATCGCCCGTTGATCCCAATATAATTCATTTTATAGCATCGGGGGGGCATCCCGAAACAGATGCGGTCACAAATTCCGTGTTTGCCTTTTATTTGGATTGCTCTACTGACAAGTTCTATAAACTTGATGGCACTGAAACGACTGCAAATATTCCTTTTGATGCGGCAGTAGATATGACATCAGTAATGGCGAATACACTCCCAAACACAGGATGGATTGAAGATGTAATTGTTGATGCAAGCGGGAATCCAAGATATTTAATTACATATATGCCTGATGCTAAAAATGTAGCATATCTAACCAAAGATTTATATTATGCTGAGTGGAATGGGACAGCTATAACGACTCCTTATAAAATACATACGGCCTTGGTTGGTTATATGGGAACTCATGGGTTATACGGAACACTTAGTTATCCCCCCGGAAGTTGTTTTGATGTTAATAATCCAGATGTAATAATTGCGAGTAAGCAAGTTGATGGTATTTGTGAAATCCATAAAATTACAAGGATTGCGGCAAATAGTTTTACGTCAACACAAATAACATTAAATAGCCATTACGACCAATGGAGACCATTCACGGTTAAGAGTCCTGATAAAAATGCCTTTTGGCTTAATAAGGTTAGTTATGGTTCATATAAATATAAAATGTTTCAATCATTAATTAATCAAACTATATAGTGAGTCCGGTATCAACTACACGAAACAGTTGAGTCGGATAGAGATGACACGAAATAAATGAGTATGACAAAGGAAGATGTTTTGAAAGTATTGAAAGATGTTGAATTTCATTTTAATCTTCAATCGGATATGTCAACATTTTGTCAGGGTTATAATGTTTTAAAGAAAAGGATTGAAGAAATTGAATTAACAGGACACGATTATCTTATTGATGAAGAACAAAAAATAGTGAAGTCGACTTGCAATGACACGAAACTTAATGAGCAAAAATTGTCAGTAAATGAATAGAGACTTAATAGAGACTTAATAGAAAAATAATGGAATGATATGAATTTACTACTTGCACTTTTCCTTATAGTATTTGAAGCCTGTTTTGAAGGACTCAGGGCAAGGGGTTGTCTTATAGCATCGGAGCTTGTGGAGCTTGTCTATTTAGCAGGAGTCTCGCTTATGACCATTGCCTGGCTGAATAAGAAGTATGTTTTTAAGGAAGTCAAAGAGGATCGATTCATGTTTGTCGTTATAGGGTTTTTCCTGCTTCGCTTCGGTCTCTTCGATTCGGCCTGGAATATAGCAGCTGGGCAATCGTGGGACTACTACGGCAATACAAAACTATATGACAGGATAATGATACAGCTGGGCAGCTGGGGCTGGATGCTGAAAACGATCGCGGGAGTATGGGGAATTGCCTGGTTGATGGGATGGCGGAATGGGTTTAAAACAGTGAGATAAATTAAATATTAAGGAAGTTATGTTAGCAATTTCAATAGTAGTTGAACAATCCATTATGGTGCCAGCCTGGCTTCTCTCTTTGATTGTCAGCCTTCTGATCTCAATAATTACAGCATGGGGAATAATATCGGGTGCAAAATCAAACCTTGAAGTCCGGGCAAAAAGGAATGAAGATGACATTCAGAGTTTACAGAAAGATAAAGTGAGTAGGTCAGAGTTTCATCTGATATGTGAAACTCTAAGCAGAATTGAAACGAAACTTGACGATCATATTAATGATGAATAATGATAACGATCGAGACCATAGGACAAGCATGGGTAATCTTTTGCATCTGCGTTCTGGTGTTTTGCGCGATCAAATATTTCTTTTTTCCAAATAATGACAATGACTGACCAGACATATACAGAGCTCTTTCGCAGATGCATCGAAGTTATTCTCCGGCATGAGGGCGGGTATGTCAATCATCCGTCGGATCCGGGAGGAGAAACCAACATGGGTATAGCCAAGAAGTTTTATCCTGAGCTCGACATCAAGAACCTCACACGGGACCAGGCAGTCGCCATTTACTTCCGGGACTACTGGACGCCGATGAACCTACAGGTGATTAGCAATGAGAATCTGGTCATGCAGATCTTCGACATGGGAGTGAACGCCGGGATCCGCAGGGCAATAGCAATCATTCAGCGCATAGTTGGAGTCACCTCCGACGGGATAATGGGACAAATAACCGCTTCCGTAATTAACACTCGCAAAGATAACCTTATTGAGCTTTACAAGCAGGAGCGCCGGAAATACTATCGTGCCCTGGCAAGGAGAAAGCCGGAGCTCGAGGTTTTTCTCCGGGGCTGGCTGAACAGGGTAGACGATTGTAAACTTCCACAGGTATGAAGATCCCATTGGACAAGATAAGGATAACCATCAGTGCCAGGACGCTGATGAAGATTTGGAGACTTTTAAAGAAATGGAGGAATGAAAAATGTGCTTAACCAGGAAAGAAGAACCCATGCAGAAGGTTCAACTGCGACTGTTAACCTTCGGTAAGAATCTCTACGGAAAGGGTTTGATACGTCCCAGGGGACAGGACCTGAGAGGCTGTGTCAACGACACTAAGTTCTTATCAGCAGACATGACCGCGCAGATGCCGGGTATCGACTGCCGCAGCTATATAAACTATGATGTAACTGCCGCTAATTACAAGGCCAGGGTCCGCGAAGCTAAAGCGCTCCTGGATCCCGGCGCTGCGATCGTGGTTATAATGGATTCCTGCTTTTCCGGCACGGGCACCAGACTTTATCCTACGAATCCGGGTAAAGTAAGAAACCGCTTTTTTGATCCGGGATTTCAGCATATCCCCGAGAGGGTAAGATCCCGCCCGGGTAGCTCCCCTGAAATGACCTGGGCCGCATTGAGTGCAGGAGGTGAAAATCAAACTGTCGCCGATGCTTACTTTAAAACCTACGAAGGCGCGCTTACACACTTTATAAGACAGACCTTCCGCCAGGGCATGACGCTCATTGATTGGTACGTTGAGATCCGGCGTTACCTCCCCAGCCTGAGCTTTGATCAGATCCCGCAGCTGGAAGGACCACACGACATACTAAACCGACGCATAGGCGACGGGCAATGGTTATTCATCCATAACTCCAGTCACGGATCCTGGACCGCAGACCTGGATGGTGATGAGCTGGACGGACGCGATGAGGGTATCTACTTCGACCGGTTGCTCCTGGATGACGAGATAAGAGAACTTTTAAGTGCTTAAATATTAACCAAAAAACAAAAGATGACAACACAACAATTTTTAAAAGGCCTTCTCATGGCTATTGTGGGAGTGGTGGTAGCTTTCTTCAGCACAACTCCTATCGATTTCCCTCTGCTGATAGTTACTGCAGTCTGCGCTATCCTGACATATGCAGGTAAGAATCTTATTCCCTGGCTTCACAGTGATTCGGAACCCGGGGCCCTGAGCTTCATAAATCTTGTTTCTTCTCTCCTGGTTACACTCGGATCCGGAATACTCAGTTATGCCGGGCAATTTCTTATTAACGGGGTAGTTGAATGGAGCATTCTATTAAAGGTAGTTTTATCAGTTACTTTCACATATCTCGGTGGTACCTGGTTTGCTCCTGCTCATAATGATGTATCAAACCGGCGACTGTTTGAGGGAAAGATACCCGGACCGTCTAAGGCGATAATTTTTCTGTTGCTTCTCTTACCTATGTCGGCTTCAGGACAGGATCTTTTCAGGGGAGTTTTAAAAATGTCACGGCAGAACCCGGCGATAATCAATATGGTCGATCATAATAAAGCCATAAGGGATCACCGCGAAGTTGGAGATTTTATAGACCACCAGTGGCTGATCCGTCCTGCTATGGGAATAAGTGGCTTTGAAACTCAGCTTAAGGTTGACCCTGTCACTGGAGAATTTCCAAAGAAAGCATTTGAGGAAGTTGCCCTGGGATTAGGTTTTCAGAAATATAAAGACATTGGAGGAACTCCGGTTAATACTATTGGAGGGAACCTTTTATTCTTCTTCCGATCGGCAAACATAAGCAAACTGCAACTTAAGACAGCAGCAACATTCCATTTTTGGAGTTTGGCTGATATAGGAGTAGGGCGCGACTGGAGTAATGAATACTGGTTTCTTCTTACAGGATTGTCTTATAGCTTCTAAACAACATGGCCCTCGACCCCACAGTTAAGCTGCTTAATACTATTCCGGAGCTGGTACTTACAGGTTCTCCGGTGCCTCTAAGATTTGAGGCATCGGAGAATCTTATTGAGACTGAAGGATCCGCCGCCGAAATTGTTCTTACCTGGACGGCGAACGCCAACGCCGGGGAGTACTTTGATCTTCTCCTGGCGGGCGAAACAGTGCGGTTCACCTGCGCGGCAGCGCCGGATAATTCAGGAGTCCAGTTTCATGATAATTCTTTAGGCGCAACCCTGATCAGCTGGGTTTCCCTGGTTGCCGCCGATCTTCGAAAAAACTACCTTATAGCAAAGCACTATACTGTTACCGTCGTTGGGGCCGGAATAACTATTACTGCAAACGAGCCCGGGTCTGCTTACTCGCAGGAATTTACTGCCGGCGCCGGGATTGATGTTACTCCTGATGAAACAGATAAGACCGGAGTGGATCGCGCACTGAGGGCGTTCTACGCAATAGCGGTCCTGCTTTACTGCAACGATGAATTTGTCACCGAATTAAATCTCAATGTCGATGCTGACGGGATTGCTGAAGCAGATATAAGCAAACTTCTTTCGGCTTATGTAAACAGTGAATTTTCTTTCCCGGAGAGTGATGCTGATTTCATCTTTGCCCGGACAGGTAACGTTAAGACCTGGTATTTTATCTATGGCGAGCGGTGGGGATCCGGTACATACACGGCGATGCAGCAGTCATCAGTTTACTTCGCTATGCTCGGAGGACTCTCCTGGATCCAGATGGCAAAATACAACGCCGACAGCTCGAGCTTCTGGGATAAGCTTAATTATAATAAGTATTTCCTATCCTGGGCCCCGCTTACCAGGTATATTTCGCCGACTGAACCGGTGAAGATCTATTACCTGAATTACAGCGGAGCAACTACTCTAAACGTTAAGGCAAAACTTTACACTGCCTCGACCGACTCGACAGTAGATGTTGATACTATTGCGTCCACTGATATGACAGTCTATGAGATTATTCTCTCTCCTGACAAGGTTGATTACACCGGGATCTCTGATGAGACACTGGTTATGATGGAGGTATGGGCTGAAAATGAATCTGGCGTGAGAGTGTCAGAGATCCGCTCTTATGTAATGGACTATGCACATTATGAGCATGAGAGATATTTCCTCTTCCTAAACTCACTCGGAGCATATGAGGTTATCAGATCTACAGGTATAATGAGCCGGGCAGATAACTATGAAAGAGAAACAGCCACGACCGGAATTGAATCTGACTACACAGCCAAGAACCGTGGAGAGGTTTCAGTATTGAACAGGGAGCAGCAGAGGTTTAATGTTGCCCTGGGCTGGCTCTCCCGCTATGGTGACGGCGAGGAGTTCCGCAACTGGCTCCGTGACTTCGCGGTATCGAAAGAAGTTTATATGATCTCGGGCAATACCATTAAGCCGATCAGGCTCACCGGTACCAGCTTTGACAGGGGAGAAGATCGCGATATGCTCCGGAAATTTGCATTCGAATTTGTCAATGCCTGGACTGATGATCACTTTACAAAGGAGATAACAGGCAACCTCTACGCGGAAGATTTCAGCAGCGACTTTGAAATAGCTCAATAATTATGGCAGCATACGAAACAATCGAAGCACTAAAGGACGAGATCAACGAAACGATCGTAGCCAATAATGCAGGGCTGATTACCGCTCAGGCCCTGCAGGAATTATTGCACGATATTGTTGACACTCTCGATGCCCTTGGGGGTAGCGGATCCGGAAGCTCTGGCGGAGGTACGGGCGATTCAAATGGATATGTCCAGACTATTAATCTCACCGGCGGGGAAGATCCTACAAGGATTACCACTACGCTCACGGCTGAACCCTCCTCTGTCATGATTCTGGATTCTGAGGGAATTATCATTACCCACCTTCTTGAGATAACGATGTCGCTGGTGGGAGGTGTATATGTCCTGGATATCTATTCAGTCGAGGACGTGACAAGCGGAAAACTTAAAATCATTTACTAAATATGGAAAAAATTCTACTGTTTATTTTGATCTGTCTTTCCACCATGCCGGCGATTCAGTGCCAGACCGGCAAGGGATGGAGCCGTAACCGTGCTAAATGGAATCAGCGCGACAGTGCTTATTTCCACAGTGATGTTAATGTGAATGGATCTCTCCGTGTGAAGGAGGATAGCCTTAAGCTTGGAGATTCAACACTCACGGAAACGGTCAATAACCGGATGGATACCCGCCTGGTTAATGCTCATAACCTCTCGGCTCTGACCTTTCTCAGAACAGAGGTGAATACCAGTGGTAATCCTATAGATCTCGAATACTTCAACTCACATAATACTGGCGGCAGTGGCGGAGGTAAGAGTATGGTCCAGTTCATTGTGGGTACTACTACCGGAGCTCCCGCAAACGGGGACACAACAATGACAATAGCTGCTCTGGCAAACATGCATATTGATCTTTTTAGGGGCACTACGGCAGACCTGCACAAGCAGCACCTTAACAGGACAGCAACAAACGGTAAAACGGGTTACCGGTTTGATGCGGAAACAGGACAGATAGTAGTGCGGCCGGCATGGGCAACAGGAGATCGGGTTGAGATTAATGCAGTATATGATGATAACGTCAGCTGGATAACCCTTGGCGGTACAGGAGCATCGGCTTATATGACAGAAACCTTTGAAGGCACGGGTTACGCAAATGCAATATGGAGCGAAACGATAGGAAGTGGATCTGTTGTTGATGAAGATGAAGCGGGAGTAACTCCTCCTTCCGGAGGTGGATCGCAAACTTTGCAAACAACCAAGGTATCGCCTAACTACAATGCTGCATCGGTAGCAACATTAGCTGCTAATCAGGTTGTTTCATATACAACATTCTATATTTATGTGAATGAACACGGCCTTGCTTCTACTGACTATGTTCAATTTGTGTCCTTTTGGCAAGATAGTTATTCAGCGGGTATTGCTGCGGTTAACCTATATATTGACAGCTACGACAGTGACAGGCTGAAATTTGTGTGCGAGGTTAATGAGGATGGAACGGGAACCAGGTCCGTTGCCTGGCCCGGATCAGGCTCGTCTGTTGCTCTCGATACATGGTACAAGTTTAATATCAAGTATGACATTACAAATGATGCTTATGAAGTTAAGGTAACTCCGGCGGGAGGGTCGGAAGTATCAATAATGACAGGAAGCCTTACTGCCACTCATCCGACAACAGGGCTCAGATTGATAAAACTTGGTAATACATCGGACAGTAAGACCTGGGATGTTTATTTTGACAACGTGGCAGTGGGCACAACGGCTTATCCTACATTCTGATATGAAGAAGATCGCTTTTATATTGTTCCTTCTTATTCCTCTGCTTGCCGGGGCTACTGATTATTATGTCAAGACGGCTGGCAATGATTCAAATACAGGCTTGTCAGATGCTCAGGCATGGAAAACTATCATAAAAGTAAACAGCGAATGGTCATCAGGTAAATTCATCCCTGGTGACAGAATATACTTCAATAGGGGAGATATATTTACGGGTACAATTACAGTTGCCTCTTCGGGTTCTCCTCTTTCGAGTATAACAATAGGAGCTTATGGTACGGGCATTCCTCCGCGTATTTCGGGTTTTACCATTGTGCCAGCCTGGACCGATGAAGGAGATGGTATCTACTCTGCAACCATACATCCGCAGAGCTTTCCGAATATGCTTACTATTGACGGGATTCACTATGCCAAAGGACGCTGGCCTAATGATACCTGGATGACAATCGACAGCAGGACCAGCACTTCAATAACCGATGCAGCCCTTCCTTCTTCTCCTGATTGGGATGGAGGAGAGATTGTCATAAGGAAGAATGCCTGGATAATTGACAGAACTGAAATACTGAATCATTCAGGTACGCATCTTGGATTTAACGATACGGGTTACGATCCTGTTGCTGGCTGGGGTTACTTTATTCAGAATCATCAGTCAGCTCTTGATAAATATGGAGAGTGGTGCTATGATGAAGACGACACTAAGCTGTACGTTTATTTTGGAAGCGTCAACCCTGCAACAGTAACAACAAGGGTTTCTACACGGGATACCGGCATTACATTGCAATCACGCAATTATATTACAATAACCGGGCTGACCATTGAGGGTGCAAACTCTTCAGGGATTTATATTTCAGCATCCGACTATATTACAATTCAGGAATGCAAGATTCAATTTTGTGGTGATGCGGCAATAGACGGAGCACACAATGGGGGAAATAATAGCCTGGGGTTCCGTGCAATTAATGATACAATTTATCATGTACAAAATCAGGGGATAGTTCTGTTCGGTGAGTTTGACGGAGCTTTGATTCAGGGTTGTAAACTTGACTCAATAGGAATGTTCCCTGGAATGAACTTTAATGGGGATGGTCAGAATAACGCTATCAAACTGCATGGATCAAATCATGTTGTGGAGTATAACTGGATAAAAGATGTAGGTTATAATGGAATTGATTTCGGAGGCAACCAGGTCAAGGTAAGATATAACTTCATAGACGGCTTCGGTTCGGTCAAGGATGATGTTGGAGGTATTTACACAACCTGCTTTACAACTCTTTGGGTAGGCAGGGAGATCGAAAACAACATTGTTCTGAACGGGTGGGGTGCACCAGCCGGAAGAGCTGAAGATACTTATAGCACAACCGGGATATATGCCGATCAACGGGAAGCGAATCTTACAATCAGCGGAAATACTGTTTATAATGTTGGACAGGGGATCTTCCTTCATAACGCCCACGAGTGCCAAGTATTCGGTAATACTGTATATGATGCGAAAGCCGGAGCATTATGGATCCAGCACGACAATGCTTACCCTGATGATCCAACAAGAAACCTCGAAATCAGGAATAATAAACTTTTAACTGTTGGTCCCTGGGCTGCTGATGCTAATGCTCACGGTTATGTCATGTACAGTAGATTAGGTCTTAATGACAACTACCTTTTCGGATCGTCAAGTGATAATATTATTTGCAGATTTTTCGGTGAATCCACAGCTCCTTATTATTTGATTAAGCTAATGGGAGCTGATTGGAGCGGAAGATTCTATTCTCTTACACAATGGAAACTAAATAGCGGGCAGGATCAAAATTCTACCGGTAACCTGGGCCCACGGGTGACGTCCACTTCTGAATTACACTTTATTTATAACTCTCTCCGGATTAACAACACCTTTACCCTTTCTGCCACGCTGCAGGACGTAGCAGGATTGAATTACTCCGGGACTATTAGCCTGCCTCCGTTTACTTCCCTGGTACTGCTCGGATCCGGAACAATAACAGATAATGTAGATCCGGGTCAGCTTCCAAGTTCTTATCCTGTTGTGCAAAGCTTCCTTTCGGGGATAACGGAAATAAGTGCATACGTGGGAGCTACCATTACGAATGATGGGGGAAGCGCAGTAACGGCCCGAGGGATATGCTGGAGCACGACTATTAACCCGGATATTACTGATCCCCATTCGAGCAACGGAACCGGTACCGGTACCTTTTACCACACAATTTCGGGGCTTACAAAAGGAACCACATATTATGTAAGGGCTTATGCAACAAACAGCACCGGAACCGGATATAGTGCAAATATGACTTTTACAACAACAGGGATCTCGGACGCGCAGTTTGTTAAACATGAAGAAGAATTTGTTAGTCATGAAGGGAAGTTTGTTAAGGTACAGGAGAGCGAAGAATAATGGATATTTTCGTTAACGATATACGAGTCCCCTTCTTCAGCAACATCACTCTGCGGTTTTCAAATCCTCATTTCAGCAAGACAGGTGGGCACAGTTTTCCTGTTTCTTTTCCAGCCTCGGTACCGGCTGTGCAGAAAGCATTCGGTTTTCCTTCAATTCTGGAGGCTGAAATTCTCCCTGAAATACCTGCAAGGATCCAGGCTCAGCACATATCGCTACAAGGTTACTGGCAGGTTACCAGCGCTTCTGAATCAGTTATTGAGGCGTATTTCATCGGGAATGACTCAGCCTTCTACGAGCAGATCCGGGGCAAGTACCTTACGGATCTCACTTATGCCGGTCTTACCCGGCCGGTAGGCTTTGCAGCCAGCAGGGAAGATGTACTCGCTTATATGAGCACTCTTATTAATGCTACTTATCCGGATGAAGATTACACGGCTTACTGTGCTTATATGCCAAACGCCCTGGGAGAAGAAACGGAGGCAGATCTACAATTCGTGAATCCATGTGTCGGCGCTATCAATCCCGCTTTTGTTATGCCGGATTCACAGCATCTGAACAGTACCGTTTATCTTTTCGTTGGTGCGGTGATTGATTATATTTTCAGTGAGCACAATTACAAAATCGAGCGAAGTATATTCCGCACGGATCCGGATCTGAAAACCCTTACTTTGTTTAATAATTTCAACAGGAATGCATACTGGGAATTTGACTACCGCCAGCTGGTACCACGGAGACAAATTAGCGAATTTCTTGAAAAGATAAGCGCGACCTTTAACATCGGGTTTTTTATCGATAATGAGAGAAGAAGCGTCGTTATTGATTACTTCGACAACCTGGTCATTAATAAAGAGGTTTCGGACCTGAAACTCACGAGTAAGAAAAATGATCCCTCCCTGCCGGCGGGTACTACCTTAACGCAGGAGCAGGTAGATCCTTTTGTAACCCACAATTACAGAAAGATATCGGACTTTCCCGGAGACACTGCTGTCATTAATTATATTGATACGGTGGGGGAGATTGATCCTGCCGCGATAGCGCCCGGTACAATTTATTTTGTCAGGAATGAGGAGACTTATTATATAGTTCACATGCTTACTATAAGCACCCGTGAATTACGGCGGCTCTGCCCCGACAACCTGCCATATGTTCTTGGCGATGGCAGCGGAGACAGCGACGAAGCTGCCGGATGGCCTGGAATGCATACGCTTGTTGAAGAATTGTCGTATGAATACAGCGGAACTCAGACAGTGAACCGGTCCTGGCTGCTCCCCAGGTGGGATCAGGAATGCAACTATCGTAAATCCGGCTTCTGGTGGCTGGTAAAAGAATCGGAGGATTTCACCGACTTCCCGATAATGTTTCTCTTTGCCAGGGGAAGGGACTGGACCACCCTCGAGGAGGGTGAGGGCTCACCTTATTTCCCGTTTGCCTATCCCTTGGCAACTCCCTCGGTATATGCCTGTGACGGTTCTAAATTGACAGGTGCGAACATATCAATGAACTGGAGGGGAGATTACGGGCTGGTTAATACGGTATGGAAAAATCGCCTCGCCTGGGAAATGGAAAGGAAGCGGGTGATTACGGCCGGCGTCACGGGCAGGGATATCGTGAAGCTTTTCGACTTTACCAAAGCCCTTATAATTGAAAATCACAACTACTTAGTTAGCTCTTTCGATCTCGAGCTATCCAGCGAATCATTAAAGGTAACAGAAGTAGAGCTGCTCCGGTTATAAAGTAGGGTAGTTGTCACGGATCGCGGGAGATACCTGAGATTTTTTATTCCTGAAGTAAATACTTGTTGTTGCCAGGTCACTATGACCTACATGATTGCTGATATCCTTTGCCGGGATTTCGCCCGTATCATCTGCCTCGATCATACCAGTACATTTGAAGCTGTAAAGCTTATACTCTTCAGGCATATTGAGCTTTTTGCGAAGGTTAAAGAAATGCCTCGATAGTTTATTTTTACTTATAGGTTTCACTCCCGGGATCCCGCCTCTCCCGAAGATATAAAAGTTCCGGTTTATGGAATGGAGGCCCGAGGCGCGTAACTCCTCGATGAATTGGCGCGGGATGGTGACAATGCGGTCCTTACCGTTTTTTGCATGCTCCCGGTCCACATGTATTGTGCCGGCTGCAAAATCGATGTTCTTGATCTTCAACTCGCGGATCTCATGTCCGGGGCGGAGCCCGCAGTAATATTCGAATTTACTCGCCAGGTATAACTCCGGATCCCTCTCGAGAGATTTCTTAAAGATCTCGAGATCCTCGCGCGCGATCGGGCGCGCTGCATGATCATTTATTCTGGAACAGGGCGGGATATCATATACAGGATTGATAAGAAGCAGCTTCTCCCTGCAGAAATACTTGAATAATTTCGCAAGCAGCATCCGGTAATATTTAACCGACTTGCCTGAGAGCTTCCGTTCATCGATCAGGTACCTAAAGAAATCTATTAACACCTTATTATTAAAGGTCCGCAGGTCGTTTCCGGCCAGCCCCTGGCTCTCGAGCCACAGCACGAAGATCCGGAACTTCGACTTATAGGTAAGATATGTTTCATGTCGGATCCCGGGCTCTTCCTGATCCAGGTACCGGGAGATCCAGATGCGGATAGTATTGTTTGCCCGGCGCCTGCCTCCGTAGATCTCAGCTACAGATTTATACTCGAGATGATCAGAATATATCGTATCCTTATCGTCATTAAAAGGAGTCCACCCGCTTTTCAGCTTGGAAGAATATACCTCGATAAGCTGCCGGGCATGCTCGAGGCGCTCTTCTTTATTAAGGCCTGTGAACCCGTCATAGTGGCGGAAGCGGACCATCTTACCGCTTTGAGGATTAAGGCATGAGTAATAAACAAACCACTGCCTCGAGGTATCATCCCCGCAGCGGTTCAATTTTGGCAGGATAACTAACTTTTTTCTCAT